TTCTTAGCCAGGGCGGCGAAGGACATTCGAGGATGTTTCTTTTTCAGAGCCTTGTATGCCCTGGCGTATTTCTTATTGTATGCCGATGGTCCGCGCTTGACTTTACCAGGGGATGGGGATTTCTCGTAGGCTCTGCGTGCTGTCTTCCGGGTTTCGCCCTTGGTCGTACCATCGTCGTGTAGGGATTTGCCACACCGAGGACAGTATCGAGGCATTCAGAAGCCTCAATTTTCACTTGCGCTACTCTGCACGGCGATCGACATGAAATCCTTGAGCGACAAAGTGACTATTTTACATTTGATTCTGCAACAGACTCGGTACTGTCGATTAGCGGCGATCGCCGAACCATGGAAGGCGGCTACAAAAAATAAATTATCCGAAACGACCATCCGGGCCTCGTCAAGAACGCCAAACGCATCCGGGAAAAGATCAGGGCCCAAGCTGGCGACGTTATTGCTATCGTCATAGAGCAAAGCACCAGAAGCGATGAGCGCATTATCATCGGCGGCAATGAACACAGTACCAGGGTTTAGGTCTGAGAGTTGCAGACCCCAAGTAGTGGCACCAGTAGCTGCGCCTTGGTAGGCGTTGGTGTAAGCGTTGGTCGATGTGTTGAATACCTGAACAATGAAGTCAACCTCCTCAATAGCAATTGCCTGGCGATCTCCAACATCGACGTAACTTCCGAGTGAGACAGTTCCTTGAACCGCTGTGTCAAGTGTATCCAAAATGAGTTCTTCAGTGAGCCAGAATGACCCAGTTTTTGCTTTCGCCATGGTAATTGCATGCGGTCCAGGCCTAAAAAGCATGGTCCGCGCTCCGCACTACAGTGAATCTTGATTGTTCGTTGGCGTCGCCCGATAAAGCCCGACTAGCCCGTCTCTGCGTTCCGCCTGCGCCAACGTAGCGCAAAGGGGCTTTACCTTTCAAGATGTAGGGGGTATCTGCTCAGTTTGAGGGCCCCCGTACGGACGAATTGATATATCCGAAGGGGTTAGGATAGGACATGGAAGACCTGACAGACGCCATTACTAGCCTAAAATGCCTATTAGAAGAGCAATTGGACATGAAAGAATATGGGATGATCGATGAAGATGGCCCATTCTTAGCCTTGAAGAAGATGCTCTCGACCACTAATGACTCATTACAGGACTTGAATAACCTGCTTGAGGATTTAGTTGCGCAGATGCAGGACATTGTAGCAATTCAGAAGCGAGCACTCAAGTGGCAGGAGATGAGTCAATGAACATTCATCCTGCTAACCATTTGCTCCAATTGCTAGATCGAATCATCGCCGAACTGCGCCATATGTATCCTAATTTCAATTCAATCCCTGCTATTGATAAACTTAATTCCGAACTTATTGACAGTAGGAATAAATTAACCGATCATATCGATGACCTCTGCGTTGAATTGGCTCCAGGTGAGTGGCGATGAACTCAGTCCGCTTTGAGTTCAGAATACCAACGCAAAGCAAGGCCTATTCGTGGTTGCACCAGGTTAAGGAGTCTGGCGATAACGTGAGTCGAGCTCTACGGCTCCTTATCGAGACCCACGCCGATCTCTTCGATAAGTTGACTGTTGAGCAGAACCGTGTCTTAGCTCTGAAGAGACAGATATCGGTTCTTGAGAATTCGGGAAGTCCAGACTTCAGAGCTGCTCTCGATGCCAAAACAGATTACGCCTCCTTTACCAGGAAGATTCAAGCTGGCGAGAATCCTTACAGTGATGATTAGAAGGGAAGATGGACAGGGTTAGCCCATCTTGCATATCTGTTCAATAATTCCCAGCCCGTTTCTACTTGCTGTTTCTTTTCCTGATATTCTCGTTCGAGATAATGCTGGCCCTCCATTAATCTGCGATCTACCCAACCGACTGCCGCTACTTGAAAGTCATCAGACTTCTGAGCGATTTCTTTGTACTTCTCTTCGACAGCAGGAGCGACGACTTCGTACCATTCAACCGGCGTGGGTGGATCAACTATCAGCTCTAGTACTTCCTCTGCTGTGCCGATCTCAGTTAGCTCTACGATAGCTATTGTTGCGCCCACCCCTACCGCGGCCCCGATCCATACAGGCGCTAGAGTGCCGAAGAAGAAGTTAGGTGCGACCACGGGAGTAATTGCCACAGCGAAGAATGCTGTGTCCTTTGCCGCTTCCGCCCAATCCCCTTTGGCATAATTCTCTTGCATCTCCTTACGATATTTGAGAAGTAAGTAAGCGGCCGTGATTCCCCTGGCTAATACAACTTTACTCAAGCTCTCACCGAGCCGATTCAAAGGAGCGCTTCTGGCGCATGATGTATTGGAGGTCTTTCTCCTCTGCGACGATGATGGCTGTCACATAATCACAAGGTGGGATATTCACTACAGTTCCCGCAGGTGTACCAGTGGCAGGATCACCGTCAAGGTAGACTATCCGAGTAAGGTAGATCTTGTCTGCACTGGTGGCGGAGCAGGTTCCCCAGCTCGAGGTTGAATACTGTGTAGCTTGAACATTGGTTGCAGGAGGTAGGTATTGCCTGGTTCTCCCGTAGATGACTTGAGCCATGTCGAAGGTACTATCTGGAAACCCTGGTAAATCACCCTCAGGAGATCCAAAGAATATGTGCGCATCAATGATCTGCTGTTTAGTCATTCTCTGAGTAGTAATCAAATCGACTAGAAAGAATTCCGTGGTCCCTCGCGGTCCCCATCCCTCTTGAATGTCTACGCCCTGGAAGAAGCAGGTCAATTGTTCGAGATTGTATCCTGATGTATCATAATAGGACCGCGTTGCGTAGGTTGGGGTTCCTGCATTCTCAAGTATCTCCCAATCGTTACCTGCTATCGTGGCAGGAAAAACAGGAGGTGATGCACCCATCGTGATATCGACACCATCAATTGGCTTGTCGAGCACGCCTGGTCCTTGGATGCTCACTTCTTCACCGCCTTGTGAGCCTTCTTAGCCAGGGCGGCGAAGGACATTCGAGGATGTTTCTTTTTCAGAGCCTTGTATGCCCTGGCGTATTTCTTATTGTATGCCGATGGTCCGCGCTTGACTTTACCAGGGGATGGGGATTTCTCGTAGGCTCTGCGTGCTGTC